CAGACAAAGACATGTTTGTTCCTGTTTCTATTAGATAGACAGCGACATGTTTATTCCTGTTTCTCTCTAGCCGATGGCTGCGACTGTTTTTATTTGGTTTTATGTTTTCTGCTCAAACAATACTAGTTTGGGGCGGTCGTAAACCCGCCCAGGGCGAACCCTGTTTTGCCAGCCCACACCCAGCCTAAATATGACTGAGTGTGGGCCCACGCGTGAAGTAGATCTGCGCCTCAGTGATGGTCGTGTTGGGGCACTCGAACCTGAACATCTCGCCTGGCTGAGCAACCAGTGACCAGGAACGGACGAGCTGTGTCGCCGAACTCAGGCCATGCACCTCAGCAACTGTAGCCGTCGACCCGGAGTAAGAGGTTGTGGACAAGCCAGTCCCAACTACCCGGATATTGACCATCCCAGACCATGGCTCCGTGAACGTGAAGTCCGTATCAGACGTCGTGGTGCCATCATAGGTCCAGGTAGCAGGCAATGTGCCCTGCTGGAACGTGTCGACGGTTCCGAATGGTGCAGCGTTGGAGGACGAGGTGGAACCAATCCCGGCCGCGCCCCCCGATTCAAGTGTGTTGCCGCCCGATGCGATGTTGATTAGCTGTGGTGTTTCAAACCGGATCCTATACGAGACCCAGAGTTGACCCAACAACTCGCCACTCGAGCTAGCGTGCCCCGATGCAAACACAACCCGCCCAGCAGCGGTGTTGCGAATGGAGCCCGACCCCTTCGAGCCGGTGTACAATGGCGACCGCTTGCTGAGGTCGCGACGCGAACATTTGTATGTGAGGGGAGCCCAGGGAGGCCCAGACACAGCGCCCTTTGAGTTCAGGAGCTCGTTGAGGTTTAGCGGCTTACCGTCTTCAGGATCAAAGTCGATAGTGAGTGCCACGTACCCCGTCTCTGCTGTGCTAACGTTGGGAATGTATTCCACTTGGAACTCCTCCACAACGAACGAATCGTACATGTTGACGTATGGCGCGGACCACGAAAACGAGGAAGGTGAGATCTGGATGCTGTTTCCAACTGCGTACTCATCGGACACAGTCGTGACGTTCTTGATGAACTCCCTCCGTTCCACAGCGGCACCACCGACCCGAGTCGCGGCGCGCCCGCCCTGCGTGCGCATCACTGGCGCGCGCAGCATGTAGTTCACTGGGCCTGAGCGTGAGGGCGCCTTGAACGCCCGCACTGCCTGTTTGTTCTTGTTCTTGTTCTGTGCCTTGGTCGGCACTGGGTGCACCATGATCGGTGCGCCCCCTCCCCTCGGCGCTGGTTTCTTGCGCGTCATATCCTTGTGCTTCACGTAAGCGTTGAATGCGTATCTTGCCGCGGTTTGAGCAGCTGCAGTCCCCACTAGGAAAGCAGCCTTTTGGACTTTTGCGTTGTAGCGTCGGTTGGGTTCAGGACCGACGTACTCGCCGTTCAGCCAATACGGGTTGGCGTCAATCGTGTGGTGGTGGCGTTGGCCACTGATTCTCGTATGGGATACCACCGAACCGGGTGCGACTGTACATCGCCTACACAACAAGTTGCCGCCCGTGCAGTCTGTCGGCATTCCGGTCTTGCGACCTTAGCACGGAACTATTAAGCCCCCGTAGGCACCGTTTTGGGCGGTCAAGCAGGCGACCCCATGAGGGTCCCTTTAGCATGCGTAGGCACACTATAGACGTCGACTCTTTTTGTGGGTTGCCATCGATAATCGACCTTGTCGTAATAGCGCTCGAGGGCAGTCTGCTCGTCGGGAGTGATCCCGAACGCCTTGTAGAAGGAATATCTGCAGTACTGCGTAATGACACCTGAGTTGTACATACCTCGCGCCAAAATGGCAAAGCCGGTCTCTACGGCATCGCGGTCAATCCGCGTTCCAGCCCCCTTGTACAGGGCCTTGTAAAAGCTACGAAACACTGGCATGTGGCCTGCCAGCGCCTCTCCGCTACGACCAACCGAATTCCTGAGCGTGTCGAACGATCTTGGATCATCGAAATGTTTTACCGACACTAGGTCTTTGGACATGCAGACCCATGGGTTGCGCACCATAAACCAGTCCTTGCCGTCACAGACGGGCTGGGTCTGGCAAAAGGTCAGGTGCTCAAGCTCAGTGACAGGTGGCTCTATGGTCATAGGGAAGCCCAGCGCGCTCGAAAACGGCGCGAGGCCCTGCAAACGATGGACGTCAGTCTCCTCGAGGATTGCAGTCGTGTCATCTCCGTTGTTGATAGCGGAAAGGTCGAGTCCTTGTTGGATCATGTAAGCGTACAAGATGGCGACACTCATCAAACAGGACCTGAGTGATGTATCCATGTCGCCAGACGCTCCACCTCCGACCTTGAGGTATTGGACGTACTCCTGGCCCTCTCGGGCAAAACCGCGGATTTTACACTGCCACTCTAGCAGCTCCGCCAGTCGCGCGTCACCTCGATAAAACAACTGGTACAGCTCGGCCCTATAGGCCAGCGCACTTCGAGACATGTGCTGGTCCTGCCGTACGCAATCGAAACTGACGGCCGCCGGGCGGCCGTATCTCTCCCACTTCCTCGCGATTATGGACCCCTGTTTTCGCGAGTTGAAACCCTTCAAAACTGTAACTTCTTCAAAAATGCGGGTGATGGCTTTGAACATCACTGCCTCCAATGGCCGTATATACACGCCGAGAGCAACATTGAACCTGGGGTCCCGCGGTTGGATCACCCGCGGGTCCGGGTCCGGTTTGAGACTGAGGTTGAGCTTCTCCATCTTTACAAATGTGGCCACATAGCTGTCCTTCACACACACGTCGCGCCCCTTGAGGGATTCTACTGCTTGTTCGTATCGAAAGCGCTTGGGCCCCGTATAGGAGTCCAAGAACCGCTCATGGCTCCACGGAACCATGGGGAATGCTTCGTACTGCAGCGCGACGGTGAAGGGTTTCAGCATCGTCTTCATCGTCTCTAAGTCCGGGTACCAGGGAGCAGCCCCGGACACCTTGCACTGGAAAATTCGGGTGTAAACACCTCTCGCGCAAGTCTTCATGTCTCGATCGTGAGCACCGAACTGCATGAGTCCGCCAGCGGGCCCAAACAGGTTCAGCCGTCGGTGCTTCCTCGCCCACCCCTCCGCACGCACACGCATCCAACATTCGTCACTTGGTTTATCTCCATGCTCAGGTGAGTAGGTCGGCATCTTTACCTTCTTACCTGGTGGCATCTCATCCACGACCTGGCACGGAGCGACGAACGCGTCTTTGTGTTCGGGGGCTAGCAAAAACAACCCGGCGCCTTTGTGCGCCGGCGGCTCTTGATGATGCTGGTATTGGAAAGCTGCTGAGCAAACACGCAATCCGCTGTTTTGGTGAACACCAACATGTTGATGTACCATATGTCCCTAGCCATGGGCTCGGTAATGTGTTCAGCATCCATCTTCTTCATGTACGACTTCCGTACCTCGCGGTGTACAGTCCGTGCGTTTGCCTCGGTGAACTCCGGAACACCAAGGAGCGTTTGCACTTCACGCGCGATCATGCCGCATGTGTGTTGGTCGTTATGGATCAGTCGCTGACGCAGCTTGGCCACGTACTGTGGGTCCGACTGGTTAACATACACATCAAAGTTGGCTAGCATGCGGCGAGCCACGTACCGGCGGTTTCGCCAACGCCGGTAAACGCCCACGAGGTTCAGCCAGCAGCCTGAAACCTCCGGCGTCTCTTGATCGAGAAGCAAGTCAAATGGCTCGTACGGAAAGTCGAGTTCGGCATCCACCGCTGCCGACTTCACCTGGGGTTCATCAGAACCTGTTTCAGATGGCCGTGGGCTTGTGCCCACGTCAACGCACTTTGGCTCAGGCCGTGCGGCATCCGCGTTGCGGGTATGGTTGGGTGGTGGTGGAGGTGGGCCTCTCGGCGCCACAGGGGCCGGTCCACATGGCACGTACTTTGGTGTCTCGACTGGTTTGTACTGGTCTCCAGTCGGCTCGTACTCACGTGGGGTCAGCGGCGTGTAGCGCAGGCTCACCGGTTTTGACTCTTCATCATCGCTCTCCAAGCTCCGAAGGGCCCTGAGCACCGGCGTCGAAACGCGGGGGCTCTCATAGACGCCATAACCTTCACCCTTGGGTGTCTGGTAGGCGTCGACCCCAGTCGTCTCGACGACCGGGGATGTCTTTGGTGTTCGCTCATACAAACCAGGCAGCCGACTTGCAGGCAGGTCGGCACGGTCGGTCCAAGGCAGGCGGAGCGGGGGCACTGGGGCGTCCCGCTCCCCACACACGACCCACCGCTCATGGCGGGGTGTCGAGGCGGGATATGGGCACTTGGCACGCAAGTGCCCAGGTTTCCCGCACCTGTAACACAACCGACGAGTGTCAGGCTTGGTAGGGATCATTTTGCCCGCGCCCTTGCGGGGGCAATCACGCCTAACATGCCCTTGCTTGCCACAACAGTGGCAAGTCACAATACGCATAGAGCGTTCACTATCAACGCCCGAGGCGCGCTTCACAGGCACCCACTTGGCGCCACGCGGCTCAGACGAAGCCATAACAATGGGTGGACGACGAACCAGGACC